CCTTGGCCCTTATATCCGAAGCCTGTTTTCTTAAATCTTGTTCTTTCTGTCTGGACAGAGAGTTGTTATAATCCCTCTCATGTTCCGCCCTAAGTTCCATGGTTACCTGGGTTCTAGCAACACTATCCATAGCTGCCAAGGAAGTTTCATCATTTACTGAAACACCCCCACTAGCTGTTTCCGCTCTATTGGCTCCTTGTATGGCATGGGTCTGTCCTCTGGCATCACTGATGTTTTGCCATATCCTACCCGTGTATTCATATCTTTGGGCTATCTCAGCATCGGCTTCCCTTACTAATAGATCAGCTTGCCTATAAGCATCTTTCTTTTTAGCATGGGCATCCATAAGGTTGCCAATAAGTTCAAAAGTATTTCCAGCAGCCGAAGCCCCTTTAGCCCAATTGGATCTTTCATTGGACCCTTCATTTTTATAAAAACTATTCTTTTCTGGAGGAGGGACAGGTGTTGGAGGTTTAGGTATTACTACTCCCATTATAATTCTCCCGTGTCAGCACGGACAAATAGTCCGGTTATACCAAATGGTATCCCACTATCGACTTCTATGCACACCTGTTGTTTTTCGCCAGCAGAAGAATCAAAGTTCATAACCACATCCCCAGTATACATTTTTAAGATAGTGGGGTCTGGTACTGGAACCTCCATAGAATATAAATTTTCAAAAGTATTTCCAGCCTTCCCTCGGTAGGATTTATATAGTTTAAATAATAGTTTATCAAATCTCTTAAAGACCATTTGTAAGTTTCCAAATGCCCCTGTAGCTGGGGGTTCTAGATTCAGGGTCTTTAATCTACATTTATAGGAATACCCATAATTCAATTGTTCGTAGTAGTCAGGAAGTATGATGGCTCCATTGGTCCAATCAAAATTCCCCACTTCTTCATAATATCCACTTAAGTAATCCTTAACCCCAAAGACAGTGGTTTGCCCAAAACTGGAAGGTAGTCCAAATCTGTTTTGGATGGCATTGATCCCCTTGGAGAGTAGCCATCCTATAGACCCTGGAGCAGGGAGAGTTACCCAAGTTCCAGCTATGGCATTGGCTAAAGAGGTAGCGAACCTCACCTGGGTTTTAGAATAGTATATTGCCCAGAACTGGGTTCCTGTAGGGTAAGCCCCCCAGGGAGCAGAGGTGGATAACTGAACTCTTTGTAGGGGAACTATAGGAGGGAAATTTGGGGTATTGGCCCAATTGAAAGCATTATTAACCGCATCCCAATTGGCGGTACTTATGGTCCAACCGAAATTGGTAGCGGTAGTCTGTGCAGCCCGATCTATTAGTACGAAATCTAATTGTCTAAGCTCTGAAGGGTGTTCCCATAATTCCCCGATAATGGGTTTTATATCATAGGAGTCCGTATTCTTCCCCCGTATCAGAACATGGTATTGGGTATCGCTGTATTTATCTACTACCCATAATTCCCGTTTATTAATCATAGGGTTTAGATAGACAAAAATATCCATTATATTTTTAGCCGTGGTAACATATTTACACCAGGAAGCTACCCCATAAGCCTCATCCAATATCGCTCCTATTAGTTCCCCATTACTGAGGAGAATAGGAACAAAGGAATCTTCTGACAGGATATCTATCTTTTTTATAAATACCCTTTCTCTGGAAGTAATATCTGTTATGGGATTTTTTATAGCATCAGTAACATATTCCTGGGACAACAAACTTATGGCTTTGGTTATATACCCTTGGGCTTCCCCACTGAAGGATAATTGCTTTAGTTCTATTTCATCGTTACCTACGAATAATATATTTCTATCTTGGACAATAGCTTTATATCTAGCTCCCCCATGTTTGGAGTTGAATACAACTTCCCGATTTAGAGCTCCAAAAGCTGAGTCCCCTGTGCCTCTGATTAAATGCTCTCCCACTGAGGTCCCAACCAGTAATACGGTTTGGGATACAAGCCACTCTATTTCCTGTATTTCAGAACTGGATATACCTATAGAGAAAGCATCGTCATTGGAGAGAGCTCCAAAGTACCCCAATTGGGATAAATCCGTGGTAGAGGCTGCATCCTGGGTTAATTTATTTACTGTTAAAATAAAAGGATCTCCAGTCCTACTCAACCAAATGGTAGAAGGGTTTCCCTTAGTAGTAGCGAAGATTAATCTCTGCTGGAAAGTGTTTACCAGCTTAGGATAGCCAGCAGTTTTGTTCCAACCAGAAATAAAAAATATGGAAGAGGCTTGAGTGGTTTCCACCCAAGTGGCTGTCTGTCCTCTCATCTTAACTGCGGTAACATAAGGGGGTACCGCTCCTGCTCTGGGGGTGAACCCTGTTATATAAAATCCTAGTTCAGTGGAAGTTCCAGCAGGAAGTATCCTGATGAAAGTTCCTATGGAATCTATAGTAAATAGATCGTCCGCATTGGCTTCCAGGGTATGAACAGTATCCGCTCCAACGACTGTAGGGGCTGCCTTATTTTTTATGGTTAAGGTTGAGTCCCTGTTTTTTACATAGGGATAACCCAACAAATAGGCTTTATAGTGAATCTTTGGGGTTTTAGTGGAGAGCAATCTGGTATTTATAAATTCTGTTATTTTCCACTCCCCAGCAGGTACCGCAGTAGTAGGGTAGAACACCAATGCCAATGGCTCTATATCACTACTGGAATTAGTTATTATAGCTTCCCCTCCAGATATAAATATATTCCAGGTATCCACTGAGGGTTGAACTGCTGTAGGAAAAGCATTAAATTTAGAATGGGGTTGAGGGAACTCGTATAGGATATCAGCATTCAAACTGGTGACATTTTTAAATACCGTGGTATCCGTTATAGATACCCCATTTTGAATCTTATTTTTAATATAGGCATCCAGGGTAGCCACATAAAAAGGGGAAGCATTTATCTGTCCCGATATTATAACCAATAAATATTCCACCCCTTTGTACACATAGGGAATTGCCCTAAGTCCTGGGGCTTCCCCACTGGCGTGTTTTACCGGAATAGTTATCTTTTGGTATAATCTAAAACCAGGTCTGGTCTGGGCTCCACCCGTTCTCTTGGAGTGGAAATTAGTCATTTCCTCCAGACCGTTTTTAAATTGTTCTATCTCTGTCCTGGAGTCCGCTTCCCTTCCAAGAAACCCTGATCCGAAGTTGTTCTGAGCCTGAAAGTATCTCATCGGGACCCTCTGACGAATACGAAGTCATTTGGGTCTACCGAGATATCGCTGCTGTCTTGAGAAGCTTCGATACTTCTGGCCACAGCTAATACTTCTTCTTTTTCTTTCCTGATGTCCCCTAGAATACTTATACTTTGTAGAATGGAGAAACAGCATTCTGCCGCCAGTTCCAGATAAAAAGCTTTCGTAAAATACGGGCTAAATAGTGTCGTATCAATGCAATCATAGACATAGTTAATACTGACAACACCCATATCTGTAGCAATCTTATCGCCCTCTATTTCATATAACTTCTTCTCGCCATAAGTCGGGTAAATATAATTAGGGATATTTCCTTGAAGCTCATATATCTCCACTAATCGGAGATAGTCGATGGGTAGTTGAAAGTAATGGCCATAGCCGAACAAAGGTGGCGGTAACACTTCTGAAAGAGCCACTCGCTTTAAAGAGAAACCCCATTGATGATCTTCCAGGACTCTTCTCCTGCAAACATCGTACATGGTTTTCATTATTTTGGCACGTTTAGCCTCATCGTCAATAGATGAAATCCGCTCTACCCCTAATCGGACTAGAGCGGAATTAATGATCTGTATAGAAGAAAGTCCAAGCACATTACCCTCCTAAAGAGGGAACATACCCCCTCTAACTTTTAGTCTGACACATACAGTATACAGACTTCTAGAACGGCAACAGTAGCATTAGCTCCTCCTGCCGTAATAACTTTAATGTCTGTTCCTGTATCGTTATCAGGCTTCCCCAACCTTTTCATTATCATAGGAGATGCTACCCCTACTGCCAATATTCCGGTTGAATTGAAGTTAGTTCCAGCCGCATCCCAAGCTTTAGCAGGAAGAAGATCTGAAGTAGTCCCTTCCGCTATAAGTGCTCCAGGACTTGCCTCTGAAGTGGCTTCTAACCTGGTGGCTGCAAGCCTTAGTGCCAAGGTTACTCCTGTCCCAATAGGGGCTGAAGTTTTCATGGAGGCGGATAAAATGGTACAATTTGGTGGAAGTTTCCCTCCAACAAAAATTACATCACCTATCGACTCTGTTCCCATAGTATATCTGTCTATCATACAATGGACTTTTCCAGCGATTTCGCCTTTTTTAGCCATCTGTGTTGGATAGGACTGATATACTGCTGCGTAGTTTTCACCATATTTATTGGCCATCTTTATGTCTCCTTACAAATTAATTCTACTACTTTCACTTCATCCATTCTAGTACAACCTACAGTGCAAGCACCATAGACTTGATAGGCATAATGTTTAGTAGGAATTTCGGTTATTTTCCCGTTAAATAATCTTGGAAGGGCACATATGATTGCTTCATTTGCGGTAAACGCAAAAGTCCTTCTTCCTGCTCCTGCTGGTATGGTACCGTCTGCACCTGTAGCGGTGGTTCCAGTTACTACCCCAGTATCCTTGTTATAGACAACTGCTGCGGCTTCAAAAGGAAGTAGTTCTGTTCTTACAAACTTAAAGCCCATGAAGGTATCAACTTCCCCTTGTACTAAGGCTTTAACGGTATTGTAATCAGCACTAGTAACCTCAGTAGTAGCTAACAAGTCGTCTATCTGTTTTGCAGTACAGACATAGATTATCGGCTGA